GTAAAAGGACTTATGGCTAAAGATATTAAATTATATAAAGATAATTCAGAGATAATTATTAATGAATCTAATCTTGAACATTATTTAAGACTAGGCTATAAGCAAGAAAAAGAAACTAAACCAAAATCTAACAAGGATAAAAAATGGCAACACATCACGGAAAAGAAGGCGTAGTTACTGCTGGTGGAACTGCTGTTGGGGAACTAACATCATTCACACTTGAAACTACAGGAGATGTTGTAGAAGATACAGCTTTAACAGATGCTACTAAATCATTTGTTGCTGGTCGAACTTCATTCTCTGGAACATTAGAAATGCACTTTGACGAAACAGATGCTCAGCAAGAAACTTTAACTGCTGGTTCTTCTATCTCATTTGTTTTATTACCAGAGGGTAATACTACAGGAGATGCAAGTTACACAGGAACAGGAATTGTTACAGGCATGAGTATTAATAACTCAATGGACGCAATTATTTCAAGAACTGTTACTTTTCAAGGAACAGGTGCTTTAACTGTAGGTACTGTATAATCCTAATTTATGCGATTAATAGATTCTGCGAAATCTCATTTTGAGTCTTTAGGTGTTCAACATCTTGAAGTAGAAGAATGGAAAGACGAAGCTGGTAATCCAAGTATAATATATTGGAATCCAATAACTCTTTCTGAAAAGAATAAACTTTTTAAAAAGTCAGATAATCTAAATGATGTAAGTATTCTTGCTGATATTCTAGTTATGAAAGCACTAGACAAAGAGGGTAATAAACTTTTTACATTAGAAGATAAACTTGCTTTAATGCACAAAGTAGATTCTGATATTCTCTCTAGGATAGCTTCTGAAATGGTAAAAGCTATCAATCCTGAAGAAGTAAAAAAAAACTAAAATCTGATCATCAATTAAAGAATTGTTTTATTTTAGCTGATAGGTTAAAAATATCCTTACAAGAAGTTTTACAAATGGAAGAATGGGTATATAATCATTGGCTTGGTTATCTTCTATTAGAACAAGAAGAACATGAACATAGTATGAATAAAGCAAGGCATAAATAATGGCACAAAATTTAGTATTAAATGTATTAGCAAGAGATAAAACAAAACAAGCATTTAATAGTGTTCGTGCTGGACTTACTAATTTAAAAGCATCTATATTTTCTGTTCAATCAGCTTTAGTTGGAATAGGTGGTGGACTTGTAGTTAGATCAATTTTAAAAGTAGGTAGTGAAGTAGAAAATCTTGGTATTAGATTTAACTTTTTATTTGGTAATGTTAAAGAGGGTCAAAAAGCCTTTAAAGGTTTAATAGATTTTGCTGGAAAAGTACCTTTTTCACTAGATGAAATATCATCAGCTTCAGGAAGTTTAGCAGTTGTTTCTAAAGATGCCAATGAACTACAAAAAATATTAAAAATTACAGGAAATGTTGCATCTGTTACAGGATTAGATTTTAGAACAACGGCAGAACAAATACAAAGATCATTCTCATCAGGTATTGGTAGTGCAGATTTATTTAGAGAAAGAGGTGTTAGAGCATTATTAGGATTTAAAGCTGGAATGAATGTTACTACAGAAGAAACAATAAAAAGATTTGAAGAATTATTTGGAGAAGATGGAAGATTCTCAAAAGCAACAGAAGTATTATCAACAACCTTTACAGGAACATTATCAATGCTTGGAGATAAACTTTTTAAGTTTAAATTAGAAACTAACGAAGCTGGTTTTTTTGATTTTATTAAAAATGCACTTGTAGTTACTAACAGATTAATTGAACAAAATGCACAAGCATTAAGCAGTTTTTCTACTGCTGTTGGTCAAGGAATGGTTAATTTTATAAAACAATTTATTTTAGGAATGGCTGGTCTTATGGATTTGGTAGCACCTTTATTTAGAGTAATTAACAATGGTCTAGCTGGATTAATAGAAGTTGTGAAAGCACTACCACCTGGAATGAGAGAGTTAGGTATTATTGGATTCTTAATGTTAGGTAGAGGTGGAAAAATAGCAGTAGTTGGTATTTTAGCATTAATAAAAAAAATGGGATTAGATTTAGACGAACTTACTAACAAAATCTTTGGTGCAAAAGATGATGAAAGTATGGGTGGTATGTTTAAAAAAGCTAATAAGTTTATGGAACTTATTGATGAAAATATAATTGCATCTAAAAAATCTATGGACGCACTAATGAAAAGTGCAACTAATTTTACAGAAGAAACTAAAAAAGCTGGTCTTTCTTTACAACAAATTAAAGAAAATATTTTAGAAGCATTTAAAAAAGATTTTGAATCTATTAATGGAACAATAGGAAAAATGGCCACTAGTGGAATAAAAGCATTTTCAAGAGGACTTGCAGAGTCTTTAGTGCTTGGTAAAAAACTTAATATGACATTTAAAGAAATAGCACAAAAACTATTAGTTGATATGGTAGCTTTTACAATCCAAATAGTTATTCAAGAAACAATTAGAAACGCACTTAAAAAAGAACAAGTAGATTCTGAAAAACAAATTACAAATGAATTAAGATCACAAACAACTGAAATGAAAAGACAAGCATTTTTAAGTTTATTTACGGGTGGTTCAGGTGGTGGAATACCTTTTATGGCCAAAGGTGGTGCTGTATCAAAAGGACAACCTACTGTAGTTGGCGAAAGAGGTGCTGAACTATTTATACCAAACTCAACAGGCCAAATAACACAATCAGCTAGAGGTACAGGGGGTGGTGCTACAACAGTTAATTTTAATATCAACACAGTAGATGCTTCTGGTTTTGAAGAATTACTTGTAAGATCAAGAGGAACTATTACACAATTAATTAATAATGCAGTTAATGAAAGAGGGAGTAAAAACTTAATCTAATGTCAGGTGCTTTTCCAATATCTACTGCTAAGTTTGAATCTTTAGGAATAAAGTCTATTCAAAATACTATTATCTCAAAAACTGTATCTGGTAAGAAACTTGCTAGACAAATAGATGGTCAAAGATGGGGATTTACTGCTAGAGTCATTACAGCAAAAAGAAGTGATGTTTATGGCGAACTTATGGCATTTATAATTAAACAAAGATCAGGCAAAGAAAACTTCACTATAATCCCACCAGAAGTAGAAGATGCTAGAGGTACTGCATCAGGTACACCTCATGGTACAGCAAGTGCTGGAGATACATCAATTACATTAGGTGGTACAGGAACAGGAACTTTAAAAGCTGGAGATATGATTAAATTTGCTAATCACGATAAAGTTTATATGGTTGTTGCAGATCAATCAGATATTTCTACAGGCACTATAACTATTGAGCCACCTTTAACTACAGCAGTTTCTTCATCTAATATACAATTTGATAATGTTCCATTTACAGTTCATCTAACAAATGATGTTCAAGAGTTTGGTGTAGCTGGTGCAGATAAAGATGGTAATGCTTTATATCAATTTGAATTTGATGTAGAAGAAGCACTTTAATGAAAAAATATAAAATAACCCACAAGATAACTGCCGATTTTATTGCTGAAGTTATTGTGAATGAAGATCAAATAGATGCTAGTATTAACGATCTTAAAGAATACAAGAAACCTAATAGCAAATTTGAATATACTATGTTAAAAGGTACAGAAAGTGTAACTCAAACTAACTACGAATTATATGACGAGAAGCCTGACAACAGCAGTAAAGAACGAAATAGCGACTAATGATATTAGACCTATTCATCTTATAACTATTGGTTTTTCTACTCCTGTTAATTTCACTGATTGCTCTTTTCCTTTAACATCATCAGTATCAGGCTCATCAGTTACTTACTTAGCATCAGATCATTTATTAGGTATATCTGACTTCTCAGAACAAACAGATGTAAGTAAATCTAGTATTACATTAACTTTATCAGGTGCAGATCAAACCTTTATCTCAACTGTTTTAAATGAAAATGTTATTAACGATACTGTAACTATTCATAGAGGGTTATTAGATGATGATAATACTATATTTGCTGACCCTTTTTTACTTTACAAAGGAAGTATAGAAAACTTTGAAATACAAGAGCAACCAAAATCAAGCACACTATCATTATCTATCGTATCTCATTGGGCAGATTTTAATAAAAAGAATGGTCGTAAAACTAATAACACATCACAACAAAGATTCTTTAGTACAGATGTTGGTATGGATTTTAGTTCTCAAACAGTACAAGATATTAAATGGGGTAGAGAATAATGCAAGATATTATCTCACTATATAGAAACTATCCTAAATATGATAATCTACACGATCTTGATTTACAACATCATATCAAGCCAAGTATATTTCTAAATCAGTATAAAAAACATTATCATAATGATAAATTAGTTGGCTTTACTAATTGGGCTTATTTATCTGATTATGCTTTTAATCATTTTAAACAAACAGCCAAAATAAATTATAAAGAATGGAACTCAGGAAGTAATTTAGTATTTGTAGAATTTATTGCTATTAAGAATGTTAGAAAAATTTTTAAATGGTGTATTGATATGGCCAACAAATTTAAAGGCATCAAAGATAATTTTACTTGGTTAAGAGTAGAAGATAATCAAATTAAAAGAATGATAGTTAAGGATATATAATGGGTGGTATAGTTAAATCAGTTGTTAGCGTTGTTAGTAGTGTTGCTAAAGTTTTTACAGGGGGAAACCCTTTAGTATCTTTAGGTATATCTTTATTTTTAAGTTGGGCATTAAGACCAAAAGAACCTGAGATTCCTGACTTTGGAACTAACGAATTTGATGACTTTGAAAAAGGTATATTACTTAATAAACAATCTAATGACTCTAATATTCCTGTAATTTATGGAGAAAGACTTACAGGGGGTACTAGAGTTTTTATGGAAACTTCTGGCACAGATAACACTTACTTGTATATGGCTATTGTTATGGCAGAGGGAGAAATAAACGATATAGAAGAAATAAGAGTAGATGATAAAGTAGTTACATTTGCATCTAGCTTTTCAGATGGTACAGCAGTTGAAGTAGATAGTGGAGATAGTAATTTTTATAAAGCTGACCCAAATGTTGAGGGTTCAAGTGCTGAAAGTCTTATTAGATTAGAACCACATTATGGAACAGATGGTCAATCAGCATCTAGTTTATTATCAACATTATCTAGCTGGGGAAGTAATCATAAATTATCTGGCTTATGTTATTTAGCAGTTAGGTTTAAATGGAATCAAGACGCATTTACAGGAATACCAAAAGTACAAGCAAAGATACAAGGAAAGAAAGTTAAAACTTATAATGCAAGTCTAGTAGAACAATCAGCAACTTATCAAACTAATCCAGCATGGTGCTTGTTAGATTATTTAACAAATGCTAGATATGGAAAAGGATTAGCTGTAAGTGAAATAGATTTACAAAGTTTTTATGATGCTTCATTAATTTGTGAAACACAAGTAACTCCATATTCAGGTGGTAGTGATATAAATATTTTTGATATTAATACTGCATTAGATACTTCAAGGCCAATTATAGATAATGTTAGAGAGTTCTTAAAAGGTTGTAGAGGTTACTTGCCTTATAATGCTGGTAAATATAATTTAATTATTGAAACAACAGGAAGTGCAAGTATCACTTTAACAGAAGATAATATTATTGGTGGTTATTCATTATCTACTCCAACAAAGAATGATAGATACAATAGAGTTATAGTTGGATTTGTGAACCCAGATCGTAATTTCCAAGTTGATGAGGTACAGTTTCCACCTATTGATGATTCAGGATTACCAAGTGCAGATCAACACGCAACTATGAAAACAGAAGATGGTGGTTT